GCCTACCGCATTCGGTACTGTAGCACCAACAGCACCATCACAGTTCGCATCACAGCTAGCTCTCAACACTGTTGATGGCACTGTCTACCGCTCACTCGCTGCTGGTAGCGTGCAGTGGATTGAAACGAACATCAGATAGTACGAATTGACGTGCTTCAAACTGTAAGGATGACTGTAAGCATCCATCTGGTGTTATAACTAATGGCTCGTCCACGTGCTAACGCTATAGCTGAACGTCCTGAGCTACTGCTTAAAGAAGGCAGCTTGCAGGATCGCTTCCTGCGTAGCAAAGCTAAGGTACAAGTATATGGTGGAGGCTTCGGTAACGGTAAGACTACTGCTGCTGTTATTAAAGCCATCCAGCTTGCTGACATGTATCCGGGTTGCACTGGTCTTATTGCGCGCTCGACGTATCCTAAGCTAAACGACACTATACGTAAGGAGTTCCTTAAATGGTGCCCCCCGACGTGGATCGTGTCATTCGCAGTTGGGCAGAACGGAGACAACATCTGCCACCTGAAGAACGGTACAACCATCTACTTCAGGTATATAGCGCAACAAGGTACGAAGACAGAAAGCAGTTCATCAAATTTGCTCTCCGCTACATTCGATTGGGTGATAGTAGATCAAGTGGAAGACCCGGAGATAACGCACAAGGACTTCCTTGACTTGTTCGGTCGTCTACGTGGTCGCGCTAGATATGTAGGTGAAGATGTAACAATGCCTGCAACTGGGCCACGTTGGATGATGCTCACGTGCAATCCTACAGGTAACTGGGTCTACACGAAATTAGTACGTCCACTCGTACAATATAAACAAGGTGGGTACATTACAGATGACCTCATATGCATACGTGACGTTGACAGGAAGCCTGTTCTCACCGAGGCAGGCAAACCACAGCTACTCATCGAAGTCATTGAGGGAAGCACTTACGAACTGCGACATGTACATGAAGCAGAGGGAGGTGACTTCATACAAACCCTCGAAACCATGTACAGCGGTCAGCAACGTGATAGATTTCTTCTTGGCAAATGGGTGGCCTATGAAGGACTTGTATATCCGCAGTTCGACAGCAGCGTGCACCTACTACAAGAGGGTAACATCACTGCACAACTTGATGCCTACCATGAAACCCACTATCAACCTAACTGGATTGAAGGATACGACTACGGGCAAGCACAGCAATCGTGTTATCTGCTAGCGTTCGTCACTCCAGAACAACACGTCATCATCTGCGACGGCTTCTATCAAAAGGAAATGTCTATAGACCAGCAAGTTGCAGCTATACGACGTATACGCAGCGATTGGTCTGTTGAAGTAGACGAGATGCACAAGATACTAGCTGACCCTAGCATCTTCGGACGTAAGACAGTACACAAACGCACTGTGGGTAAGACTGTCGCTGACATGTTCAAAGAAGACGGCATCACGATGCGTAGAGGTAACAATGACATCAACAACGGAATTGTTAAAGTTGGAAGTTACCTTAACATTAATCGTGGACTCATCGGACCAATTACCCGATCTACACCATCACCACGTTTGTTCGTCAATGCAAAGCTTGATTGGTGGATGGATGAATGCACAGGGTATTTCTGGCAACAGTCTACGTCAGGTGAACGCATCGACAAGCCGATGGATCGCAACGACCATGCAATGGACACCACCCGTTACCTTCTCTCTGATATGCCCGACATCGGCAGATACGTAGTACCTGAGAACGAGCGCGTACCTAGCTGGATGCTGTGGCAGGAACGCGAGAAGGACAAAGATAACTCAAAGGCACATCGCTATGGCTAGTGAATATGACGCTGGTGAGGAATACAACCGCAAAGCAGAACCTGCTGCTGATAGCAGTGAGTTCACTAGCTTTGAAGGTATTATGAAACCTGAAAGCGAGATGATAGACGATCAGCCTATCTACCGCATGTTAGGTGAGAGTAAGATACCAGTCTCAAAGCATCGTGGCCCATTGTGGCGTAGTCGCTACGATCAGAGCAAGAGTGCTATGTCTAAGAGCACAGATGCTTGGAACGAAGCATATAGGTACTACAGACATGACCATACTCGTAACAACACATCACGGACAGGCGAAGATAACGCATCGGGTGGTAAGTCGCTCAACGGCTCATTTGACAGCACTGAAAACATTGTATTCGCAAACGTCAGTGCACTTGTGCCTCTGCTGTTTACAAAGAACCCTGACGCGGAATTTACCTGTGAGGATGACGAAGATCAAAAGCAAGCACGCGTTGTTGAGAAACTTGTTAATGTCCTCGCGGCAAAGAAGACCACGCCGGGACTTAATCTCAAGCGCAAAGTCAAACGCAACATCGTCAGCACATCACTCTGCAACATCGGCTGGTTTGAAGTAGGCTACACGCTACGTGAGCAGAGTAGCGAAGCTGCACTAGAAGAAGTGCAACGCCTATCTCTAGAGCTAGAGAAAGCTGAAAGTCAGAAGGACATTAAAGAGATCGAAGGCAAGCTACTCGCTCTAGAAGAAACCATTGACATGCTCACACCAGCAGGTCCGTGGGTGAAGGTGCGTAGACCAGATCAGATCATCGTAGATACAACAGCTACAGACCTCGACCTTAGTGGTCCGTGCAATTGGGTGATGATTGAAGACCTCATGTATACTTCACTACTTCGTGCCAGATACGGACGTAAGAAACCCGGCACTGATGAGTGGGAGTCTGTATTCTCTCCGACTAACGTCATCAAAGCTGGTGTGTCTCCAGACCAAGGTGATAGAGGGCAGACGGACAACTTCCAGCTATTCAGTTATTCAACAAGTGAGCACACCAAGTACGGATACGCAGATCAACGCTCGTTCCTTGCTGCACAGATGACGAAGGTGGTCTATGTTTGGGACAAAGTTACAAGACGCGTTGAACTCTACAACTGCAATGACTGGTGCTATCCTCTGTGGGTGTGGGATGATCCATACTCTCTCGACCAGTTCTTTACAGTCGTGCCGATGGAGTTTCATACTGACCCTATTACCATGTACGCCAAGGGCGAAGTTACTTACTACCTTGACCAACAAGACGACATCAACGTCATTAATAACGAATGGGCCAAGGTACGAAAGTTTGCGGCTGGTAAAGTAGTCTTTGACAAGAACAGCATCAAAGATGGCTCCATGTTGGAGAGCCTTATAGCTGGTACACTAGACACCAACACACTCGGCGTTGATCTACCAGAGGGAAAGAAGATTGGTGATGTACTCGGACCCCTCCTACCTCCTAGCGCTGAAGCAATTAAGTTCTTCGACAAGAAGCCAGTACTTGAAGCAATTGATCGCTTATCAGGAGTTGCGTCTGTTCAGCGCGGAGTGGAGTACAAAACCAATACCACGAACAAAGCTATCGAGAGCTATGAGTCGCAGATACAGACACGTGCAGATGAGAAGATGGATGCTATCGAAGATAGCGTGGGCACTGTATTATGGCTTGTTGCGCAGATGTGTATGCAATTCATGGATAAGGAGGAAGTCGGTGTACTACTAGGCGCTAAGATGGCTGCTGATTGGGAGAAGATGGATGCGCAGAAGATACGCAGCACATTCACGCCTCGTGTCGTGGGCGGTAGTACACTTAAGCCGACATCGCGAGCGAAGAAGGAGCAGGCGCTTCAGATTTCTCAGATCATCGGTCAGTTTACGCGTGCAACACCAATCGCAGCAGTTGTTGCTCTCAAAGTACTCTCGCAAGCGTTCGACAACGTAGTTGTAAGTCAGGAAGACTGGGAGCTTATCTACAAAGGCATTATGAAAGATGCTAATGCACCCGCACCTGAAGAACAACAGTCAGAACAGCTAGCACAACAGGGTGCACAACAGGGTGCCGACCGTAAACAGCAGATGGTCGTTGAAGCGATGAAGGCACGTGCACAAGGACAAGGTGGACAACAGGCACCCGGAGGTGGAGGTGGTGCTGGTGGTCTAGATGTTGACGGAATAGCTGAAATTGTGCAACAAGTAGCTGGTCTTATTGACGGTTTGCCACCTGAGATCAAACAATCACTCGGTGTGCAGCTAGCACGTGGCAAGAGTGTAGCTGAAATCGCTACGCAGATGATACAACAGATGCAGCATGGTGCTGCGGCGTGATGAGTTGGAATGATGTACTAAAACGTTACCCTGACTTGCCAAAGTACTACGGTAAGGCGTGGCATCGCTTTTGGTATAGCTGTATAGCGGTGAACGAACTCTAAAGGAGGCTACAATGCCAGAAGAAAAAGACTTGATGTCTGCGGTTGGTGATAGCTTTGGTATTAAAGACGAAGCACCACAGCAAGATAGCGGTGATGAAGGTGGAGAACAGCAGCAAGAGCTACCACTTAGTCATCCACAAGGGGTAGAAGGTGCGCAAGACGGCGGTGAAGGTGGTGAACAGCGACCAGAGACAGGTAGTGATCGTCATACGCCGCAACAGAAAGCGAAAGACGATCAACTTTTCACCGACAAACCACGCAAGGGACCGAAGGGTGAGCTACTTGACCGCAATGGTAACGTCGTTGCGTCAACTCGGCGTGAGAAACAGCTAGCATACAACCTCAATCGTGCACAGTACGCTGCAAATCAGTCACAGCGTCAGATGCGCGCTATGCAGCAGCACATTCAACACTACCAAGCCCTAGATCAAGTGATGAAGCAGAACAACTTGTCGCCGCAGATGGCACAAGAGGCTCTGCAACTACGTGCTATGGCGGAACGAGATCCGATCATGGCAGTACGTGATGTTGTAGCACGTGTACTTGCTACTGGCGTCACTATGGAACAGCTATTTGGCACGGATGCTGTACCACAGATCAATGCACGTGTTATTACCAACGAGCTAGACCGCCGTTTGGGGCCTCTTGAGAAGCAGACACAAGCACGTCAGCAACAGGCGCAGATTGAAGAACGCGCCCAAGTGCAGATGGAGCAATTCGTACAAGCACACCCTCATTCTGAAACGCATGGGGTAGAAATCAGCAACTTAGTACAGCAACATGGCTTATCGCCTGAGAAAGCGTACTATGAGTTGCGTAGCTGGGCCGAACGTAGAGGATTTGACTTCACGTCACCACTGAAGCCACAGATTGAGGCTGCTATGCAGCGCCAGCGCAACGGCAACGGT